TATTGCTTTAATTGGATTTGAGTTATTTCTCCTAGTGTTTTGTGGGCTTTATGCTAGACAACTCTTACTTGAACAAATCTTATTTTTCTTCTTAGCCTTGTTTGCAGCCTTGGTATTATCAGATTTGTTGCTGACTTGGACAATATTGTTAAGCTTTGGTCTAGGCATTATCTTTTTAGTGCTGGGCATTGTCTATATCCCAAGTCTTCAGGTTTTTATTTTCCTTTGAATTATAAGGTTAAATGAATAAATGTAGAATGAGCATATAGCAATTAGCTGTATGCTTATTTTATTTTAAATCAAAAAGGAGGAAATTATGACAGAAGCATTGACAAAGTTAGGTATTCAGGATGTAACTGCACTTTTGGGAGTGCTTATGGCTTTTATCGGAGCCTGTGCTTTTGCAGTATCCATTGTGGTGGAGGGGCTTAAGAGCATTGAGGCAGTCAACAGGATTCCGACTAAGCTTATCTGCTACATTGTAGCCCTTATACTCACTCCGCTTGCATTTGTGGCACTTATGGCATATTTACACAAGCCTGTCGAGTGGTTCAGCGTGTTTGCATCTTTCCTTGCAGCCTTTGTAGTTGCAAAGGTCAGCATGGGCGGATGGGATGATGTTATGGAGCTTATGGATAAGATGTTTAAGAAGAAAGGGTGATTTATGAATTATGTAATAACCTTTCAAAATGTAATGGCTGCCGTAATAGCAATAGGCGGCAGTGTTTTCATCTTTTTTGTCAAAAAATGGTTTGCCGACATGGAAAAAAAGGACTTGGAGCTTCTAGTTAAGCTTGAGTCCGGAAACAAAGACATAAAAGACCGTATAGAAAAAAATGATGCCAAGACCAATGAGAGAATAGACCGCCTTGAAGAAAAAACAATAAGGGACATTGAGGGCATTAAACAGGAAATAAACGATATTAAGGGAGACTTTGCCACTACCTTTGTACTCAGAGAAGACTTCTTCCGTTCAATGAATGCGGTGGAAGATAAGGTAAAGAGCATTGACTCAAAGATTGACAGGTTACTGCTTAGGGAAGGGAAGTGAAAAAATTGACAGATACAGAAATGGCAGAGGTAAACCACAACAAAGCTGTAAGGGGCTACATAATCAGGTGCCTTGTAAAGGGCTTTAACAACGCTGCACTTACAAGACAGATTTCAAACTCCCTTATGGCTTCAGGGCTAATCATTTCCCCGGACATAAGCAAGTATCTTGATTACCTTAACGGAGCAGGCTACATAGAGTTTACACAGAACAGAGTGACTGCCTATACTGCGTATTCAAAGGATGCGGTTGTGAAGCTGACTAAGAAAGGAATTGATATTGCAGAGGGGACGATAGAAGATCCGGGAGTAGATGTATGATATGGGAAGAACAAGAAACAGGATAAGCTCAAAGATTGATGAGCTTCCAGAAGAGATAAAAGTAAAGGTTGACACCATGCTTGCTGACATTTCCAACACATACGTGGATATAGCAGAGTTTTTAAAGTCTAAAGGCTTTGATATATCAAAGTCAAGTGTCGGCAGGTATGCAAACAGGAGCAACGCGCTGATAAACAGAACCCTTGAGGCTCAGGCTCAGATGGACAGGTTTGTAAAGGCAGTAAGGGAAAATCCGGATGCAGACTATACCGAGGCAGCAATCCTTCTTACAATGAACGGTCTTGTAAACAAGGTAGCAACGGCAGAGGAAGAGTTTGACACTATGCCTCTTGATAAGGCAGGAAGGCTTATAGCATCGCTGTCAAGAACCAAGGTATATAAGGACAAGGTAAGGCAGGAGATGAAGAAAAAGGCAGACCTTGCATTTAAGGAAATGGAAGCTGAAATGATGAAGACTATAAAGGGCGATGCAAAGCTTGCTGAAAACCTTAAGGAAATACTTAAGGCTGCAAAGGAAAGGATGCTTTCTGATGATTGACATTGATAACTGGCTTTATGAAATGGAGCAGGATGAAGACAGTGATAAAGCTTCAGGAGAAAAATACCAGAATGAACTCTTTAGGGATTATGTGTTAAGAAATAATGACAGGATTTCAGAAAGAAAGGCACTTCTTGAGAGGTTTGAAAAAGGTGAACCACTTACCGGAGAAAAGGGACTAAGAAAGGCACTTGCAGCCTTTGACCTTTCATACTTTGGGAGAGCTTACCTTTCACACTACTTTACAAGAAAGTCCCCGGCTTTTCATGAGGAGCTTGACCATATATGGACTGACGGAGTCATGAAGGGAAAGAACCCGGTAGAGAACAGCAGGGAAATATCCGGCTTAAAAGGTTCGAGGAATGTCACCGCTGCACCAAGAGGGCATGCAAAGAGTACAAACCTTACCTTTAAGGACACGCTGCATGCAATCCTTTATAAGTATAAGCACTACTGTATTATTATATCTGACTCAACCGAACAGGCAGAAGGCTTCCTTGAGGATATTAAAACAGAGCTTGAGGACAATACAGCCATAAGGGAAGACTTTGGAGAGTTTAAGGGAGACAAGGCATGGAGAAGCGGAGTGCTTCTTACTAAAACTGACATAAAGGTTGAAGCAATAGGCTCAGGCAAGAAGATAAGGGGAAGGAAGCACAGAAATTGGAGACCTGACCTTATAGTGCTTGATGATATTGAAAATGATGAAAACGTAAATACCCCGGAACAGAGAAGAAAGCTTAAAAGCTGGTTTGAAAAGGCTGTATCAAAGGCAGGAGACACATATACGGACATTATGTATATAGGTACGGTACTGCATTATGATTCACTTTTAAGCAACGTTCTTAAAAACCCAAGATACCACGCAAGGAAGTACCGGGCGGTGATATCCGAGGCAGTGAACACAAAGCTGTGGGATGAATGGGAAAGCATATACATCAATCTTTTTGATGAAGACCATGATGCAAATGCAAAGACCTTCTTTGAGGCAAACAGGGAAGAAATGCTTAAAGGCACTGAGGTTTTATGGGAAGACAAGCTGTCATATTATGACCTTATGGAAATTAAGATAAGTGAAGGAGCTGCTTCCTTTAACTCAGAGCTTCAAAATGATCCGGTTGATCCTGATAATGCGACCTTTAATCCTGAATGGTTTGATTACTACGAGCCGGAACTGGTGGACTTTAAGAGCAGGGATTTTATATTCATAGGTGCAAACGATCCGTCACTTGGAAAGAATAAGAAATCAGACACGAGCTCAATTATCAACCTGGCACTTAACCTTACAACCGGATATATGTATGTGGCTGATGCATCCATAGAAAAAAGAAAGCCGGACATCATTATAGAGGATATATTTGAAATGAGCAGAAGGCTTAAAAGGGATTACGGTGCAGGTTTTTACAGGTTTGGAGTGGAGACTGTACAGTTTCAGTATTACTTCAAGGAGGTAATGGCAGCAAGGTCAGCCGAAACAGGCGAATATCTTCCGATTGATGAAATCACAAATACCGTAAATAAGGTTTTAAGAATTGAGTCACTTCAACCGGTTATCAAAAATAAATACCTTAAGTTTAACAGGGAGCATAAGACTCTACTAAGACAGCTTGAAGAGTTTCCGTTTGGAAGGAATGATGACGGTCCGGACGGACTTGAAATGGCAGTAAGGCTTGCCCAGGCAGTAAAACCTGCTGTAGGAAACGGAAAGTATATCAGTCTGTTTAAGCGTAAATTGAAATTTGGAAAAGGAACATATTAGGAGGTGGCAGATTATGAAAAAGAACAGCAAAAGCATGGTAGCTGCCACAGGAAGATACAGACCTTTATCGGAAAGACTTGTGCCAAGGGAATATATGGACAGAAGCTCATACTATCCTTCAAACGGTCTTACACCAAGGAAGCTTGCAAGGATATTTAAGGCTGCTGACCTTGGAGATGTGTCGGAGCA